ATCCTCTTCACGAACACGTCGGGGTTCTTCCCAGACTGCCAGTGCTGAGGTTAATCGGTGGTCGGTGCTAGCGGGAATCAAAGAATAGACAACTGCATAACTATAAATCATATAAGGAGTAAAAAATGTCAAAGTCGTTCACACTACAACAGCTTACCGAGGGAATCCGCGATCGAAACGTGGGCGCCGAAGGTACGCGGTTAATTGAGAAGTGGACCCGAACCGGTCTTCTTCGAGGTCTCGCTGACCACAATCGCGAGATCATGTCACGTCTCCTGGAAAATCAGGCTGCACAGCTACTGAGAGAGCAAAACTCTCTATCACAGGGTGCTGGTAGTCTAACATCCTCTGGAGATATCCGCGGTTTCACAAACATCGCGTTCCCAATCGTTCGTCGAGTATTCGGCGGTCTCGTTTCTAACGAGTTAGTTTCAATCCAGCCAATGAGCCTTCCTTCTGGTCTGCTCTTCTACCTGGATTACACCTACGGATCAAACGTTGGTGGTTCTGCTGCCCTCGGAACAGGCGATCAGGATGGAACTATTAATGCCGAGCAGTTCAGACAGGGACAATCGATCTACAACCTCCCAACAGGCCGTGGCGTTCAGTCCGGATCTATTGCGGTTGGTGGTCAGTATGACCTTGTTGGAACAACCTACACTAAGGTTCACCAGACCGCAGTCGGCTCTGAGTTCGCGTTGCTAGCATCTGGTGCTTATAACGGCGGAGCTACTCTAACTGATGGTGCGAATCTCGCGCTAACCGGATCTGATGCCAAGCTCATCGGATATGATCCACAGGTGATGCAGATTATGACAGATGCTCTGGGCGGATCAGTTGGTGGTCAGGTTCAGCCTTTAGGTAGATTCCAGTTTGCTGTCTTCGATGTGGAGAACATGCCAGCAGGAACTGACCTATCTCAGGTTAAGGGAATCGGTCTCTTCTCTGGTGGAAATCTCGCTGAGAGCGACACGAATAGCGACGGTGTTCATAAATTTACAGTCGGTGACTCTCCTGTTGTTCAGGGTGGACAGAACCTTGTAAATGTTAGACGTCTAAATCAGCTTGGACTGTGGGATGCATCTGCTAGAACCTTCACACCCAGCCCACTAGTTACAAGATCCACCACAAATGCTGCTCTTCTAACTGTTGTTTCTGGAACGTGGCCAGGTGCTGGTCAGTCTTCAGCAAACTGTGCTGTTACAGCATCGTATGTTGTTGGTGCAAGCCTTAATGTTGACACTCGAGCCGGTGATACTCTCACCATTCCAACGTTTGAGTCGAACTTCGCGGCAGCACCATCCCCGAACATCCCTGAAATCGACATCAAGATCGAATCGATCGCGGTAACCGCACAGACACGTAAGTTACGTGCTCGTTGGTCACCAGAACTCGCACAGGACTTGAACGCTTACCACAGCCTTGACGCTGAGGTGGAGCTCACTCAGATCCTCTCCGAGCAGATCGCTCTCGAAATTGATAGAGAGATCCTTAATGATCTCCTGGTCGAGGCACAAGGTGCAAACTACTACTGGTCTCGAGCTCCTGGTAAGTTCGTTAACAAGAAGACAGGTGTCGCGCAGAATAGAGCAAGTACTCTAGCTGCTGGCCCCCGATTCACCGGTACGGTTCGCGAATGGTATGAGACTCTCACTGAGACAATCATAGATGTGGCCAATGAGATCCACCGTAAGACACTGAGAGGCTCCGCTAACTTCTGCGTGGTTTCTCCTGAGGTCGCAACGGTCTTCGAGGCTTCGGTTCTTTACAAGCCGAACATCAGCCTTGATGGGCAGGGTCAGACAGGCAATCCATTCACACTTGGAGCCACCCCGATTGGTACCCTTAGCAACCGTTTCACGGTCTACAAGGATCCATACTTCCCACGGAACAAGGTTCTCGTAGGATATAAGGGTGGAAGCTACCTGGAAACAGGATATGTTTACGCTCCGTACGTTCCGCTGATCGTCACTCCCACTATCTTCGCACCAGAAGACTTCACACCCCGCAAGGGAGTGATGACTCGGTATGGTAAGAAGATGGTTCGCGCTGACTTCTACGGTACCGTTACGGTCCTTGATATGGATATCATCTAAGATATTCTAGAAATAGAAACTTAGGTTTCACTGGCGGCGGCTTTTTTAAGCCGCCGCCTTTTTTTTTTGCGTAAACGAATTGTATAATCATGCTATAATATCGAATAGGAGATTTTTATGCCAAATGAAAAACAACAAATAGATTCACTGAGTACTCTAGTCAGCGGAGTAAGACTCGCACAGTCAAGAGGTGCCTACTCTCTTGAGGAGGCAGCTGATTTGTGCGCAGCAGTAAGAACATTTACAGATCCACCTAAAGTTGCTTCAAGGCCGGCCGATGACGTTGTTGCTACTAAGCGAAAGCCAGGTCGTCCCAAAAATAGTTGATTATTAATCACAAAAAATCGTTTATATTCTTTAGACCGCTAAAGGTCGCAGGAACAAGTATAGAGGCAATGCTTTCTAGTGCTTGCGATTCAGATGACTTTATAACAGGTCCTGATAGACAGCACCTAGACCAAAGGGATGATACAGGAAGTGTATTTGAAAAGTTTGTAAAGCTTAATAATACAGATGAGACCACTGGGCTAGACAGATTTCATATTCACACATCTCCTGATATCCTCTACTCATCTACAAAAAGTAACTGGGAAGACTATACAAAGATAACAGCTGTGAGGAATCCCTGGGATTTATGTGTCTCTTATTGGTGGTACTGCATATCTGAGTCTAAGTCCTGGAGAAGAAAAGAGATATATCCAACTGAGCGTGATAGCAAAATAGACCTGATTAGAAAGTTTAGAGTATTTTTATTTACTCATTCTAAATCTTCTCCCGATGCCGCACACACGCAGGAAAATTTAGATGATCTATCCCAACCTTTAATCTGGCTTTCTGATGCATCTAAGAAATACTACACAGACGATATGGATAAATTTATTAGATTTGAGCACCTTGAAGATGATTGCAGGGATATATGTAAGTTCGTGGGTATAAAATTTAATGGGATACCCAGATTTAAAACAGATCAAAGAAAATTAAACATTCATTACTCGAACTACTATGATCCTGTCACAATAAGGGCAGTTGGTGAAAAATTTAAAGAAATAGTTGAAAAATTCGAGTACAAATTTGAAAGTGATTCATAGCCGAATAATTATCATTGAGCGCATACGCTTTGGAGATTTTCGGTGGCAACATTTTCAAATACAACTAGTCCCACACCATTTGGGTTTTTTGACAATGAATCTCAGTTTCAAACTGAGGCAGATAAAATTGTTACATTTGTAAAGAGAAAGCTAGGTGATGATGTCCTTAGTGTAGAACTTACAAAGAAACAGATATGGGCAACTCTAGAGGAATCATCTCTAGAGTTTGGTGCAATCTTAAATCAGTATCAAGCAAAGTCTCAAATGGTTCAGTTTCTTGGAATGCCAATAACTGGATCATCTGGAACAATGTCTGGGTCTGAGGGTAAATATCCGAGAGAGAATCTTGACTTTTTAACCAGGATAGCTGAACCATACGGGGGAGAAGCAGGCGCCGGCGGATCATATAACATGTTATCAGGATCGATTCAGCTAAAGGCCAATCAGCAAGATTATGATATCTATCAGACCCTTCAAGATTCCGCGGGAAGCCTTCTTTTTTCTTCGAGCTTGAACCCATTACGCACGAAGATGCAAATAAATGAGGTATTCCACTTCAGTCCGCAGGCAGCATACAGATTCTTTGATACGACTTCTGCAATAAACTATCTTAATAATGAATTTAGCTTTGAATCATTTACTCCTGAAACTATATTTTATGTGCTTCCCGTGTTTGAAGATATCTTAAGAGCAGGACAGCTAGATATTTCAAATAGAGTAAGAAGATCAAATTATTCCTATAAGGTTATAGGTAGAAATATAAGAATATATCCCATGCCAACTCAAGAAACAGCTTCGAAATTATTCATAAGGGTAAAATTCTTCTCTGACCCGCTTAATCCGCCATATCAGGATGATACGATACGAGGAGTGTCTAATTTGTCTGATATTCCATTTGGAAATCTAGAATATACAAATATTAACAGCATAGGAAGGCAGTGGATTAGACAGTATTCATTAGCGCTGTGTAAAGAATTGCTAGGGTTGATAAGAAGTAAATTTTCAACGATACCAATACCTGGATCAGATCTTACTCTAAACGGAGCAG